GACATCCGACAACCCACACACGCCGCCGTCTCTGCGGGACGGCACGCTCCATCCCGTCCACTCGCACATACTGCGCGTCCAGCACCCGCCACGCGAGAGAATACCCGCAGTCCCCAAGGTTTGCGAGGAAGTGGAGGAAGTCTCCTGCGTGTTTGGCAGACAACACGTTCGCCACGTTCTCCCATACAATCCATCGGGGTCGCAGTTCGCGGGCAAGGCGCACGAAGTCGAAGGCGAGGGAGCTTCTTGTGCCGCTTCCTTCGCGCATCCCCTCGCCTTTCCCCGCGACGGATACTGATTGACAAGGCGTTCCTCCTGCAAGGATGTCGATTCGTCTATCGAGAATAATTCTAGTTGTTCCATTGGTGATTTCCTTTCCGTCATTTGATACTTGAATCTTGCTCATGTCCCCGAGGTTCGGCACGTCGGGGTAGTGCGCCTTCAGTACGGCGCAGGGGAACGGCTCTATCTCCGAGAAGAACACAGGCTTCATCGGGAGGCCGATGCAGGCGACGCTCATGCACTCGATGCCGGAGCAGACGGTCGCGTAGGTGAGTTCGCGCTTGGGTTTCATATCGTTCATTCTATTGCCCCCCCCCGTTAGAAAGAGAGTTTGGTCTTGCAGGGTCGAGATCGTGCAGGACAGGTTGTCCGTTATCATCGGGCCTTCCCCGCCGCGTCCGTGGTTGGACGAGCCGGTGTGGCGAAGTTTTAGGGTTTGGCATGTCACTTCGCCATCCTTTCGCTTGCGCGGACATACGCCCTGCTGAACGCCTGCGCCACGCGGCGCGGCGATACCAAGCACTTGCTTGCCATGTCGCGGAACGGCGAATAGCGGTTATCCGCGTACTCTATCTCGCCCACGTCCGCGAACGAGTCCAGTATGTCGGCGGCTGCGCGGATGTCGGCCTCGGCCTCGCCGTGTTCCATGCTAGCGGCGTTGAGGCGAAGGCGCGTCGCGAGCTGATTTAACGATGTCATTTCATAGTCCTTTCATGAGACGCGCAAAAACGCGCCTCTAAGCCCGCTCTCGCGGAGACGGGCAAAGTCCTGTTCGGAGTACGCGGCGAGCGCAGAGGGCGCGGTGGCCGTCCCTCCTTGCGTTCCGTCCGGCTTGTGGAAGTGTAGCCGTCCGCGCAGAAACATGATGCCGTAGGCGAACGGGAATATCCAGTCCTGCCACGCGGAGGTATCTGTCCGCGCGAATATGAACAAAATACCCCCCCCCGTCTTGTTTTCCGCCATCTTGCGCAGGAACGGCACGGCCTCGCGTCCGTATGGCGGATTGCACCACACGCGCTTACCCGTCCAGTCAACGGCGAGGCCGTCATCTGGACGGCACACCATCTGCGTCGCGGTGCGCCACGGCATCGTCGGCGGACAGCACGGGTCAAGGTCGAACGGGCCGAGCGCGTTGATGATTTCGGGCGGCGTGAGCCATGTCTTCTCGCCCGTGTCGATGTTCATGTTTACCGAAAGCGCGGTCATTGCCCGTCCTCCCCGTCCTCGTCGCTCTCGCCCCAGAAGAGCCACGCCATAAGGAACGGCGCGAGCGGCGCGAGAGCGATGCCGACCACGAACGCAAGCGCCGTGACGAGTATGCGTTGCGCGAGTTTCATTGCGCGGCCCTCCTGTTCCACGCGGCGGCGGCTTCTTCCGCAGTCTCGTAGTCCCTGTCAAGGCTGTACGGGCGATACCCGATGCACCCTCGCGTGTCGCAACCTATCAGCCACGTAAGACCTCGTTGCAGTTTGGCTTTCCCGCCGCAAAATGGACAGGTCCTCAGTTCGATTTCGTCATTCTCGCTCACTTCGCGCCTCCTTCCGCCTCGTAGGGCATCTGCGCCCATGCAAGCTCACACCTCTCGACCGTCAAAAACGGACACTTATCGCAACGGAAACATCCGCTTTCGTCCTCGCCATGAGAATTGCAATATAAACGCATTCGCTCCGCCTGCTCCTCCGCCGTGCCCACGTCGCAGTTGCGCAATGGTATCGCAAGGTCTCGCGAGATTATTTCACATAACCGCTTAGCCCACGCATCCACCGTTTTCCTGTCTACGGATTCACCAGTCATCGTTCCGCGTGTCATTTCTTCAGCCACTCGCGAGACATCGCGCAACGCTCTGCGCATTACCATCATCTTATTTTCCATCGCAGTTTCCTTTCCGCTCCGCCGGGGCGAAGAGCCATGCCTGTTCGCATTCGCGGACACCATTCTCGTCAACGAAATAGTCTAGTTCATCCTTCTGTAGACGCTCCCATGCTTGGTGCGCGTCGTACCAGTTGTCGTACATGTCGCAGTTCCTCGCGGGCGCGGAGAGGGCGGCGCGGGCTTTACTAACAACAGATGAAAGATGCTCTCGGTTGAATACTCCCATCGTCATTGCCAAATCTGAATACTCAACTAACGCAATCAGCGCCTCGCGAATCGCCGCCGCGTTGCCGCCCTCATAGTTTTTGCCCTTTGGATTATAAACGCAGTCTCGGCAGTTGTCGCGCGCCACCGCCTCGGCATGGCGAGTCGCGTGTTCCACGGCGCGTTCCTCGTCGCGCTTCCACGCCGCCTCTATGCGGTCGCAATATAGTCTTACTCTGGAAGCATTCATGTAGCGGATGATTCGCTTCCCGCAGTAAGTGTCCGTGCCGTCGCCGATTTCCCTGCGCATCTCCGCGATGATTGATTCTATGCTTTCGTTCATCGTTTACTCCTTGAAAGAAAAATGATACGGACCTACTCTGAAAGTTTTACCGTTGCAATTCCTATAAACACTTCCAGCATTTATTCCAAGAGCTTTCGCTGCTTGCGTTCCAGAATGATATTCTCCTACCAATTCCCCAGACAGTTTTCTGCAAATCACGGTACGGCTACGATCAGAACAACCGAAAAACAATTCATGGAAATCGGTTATGCCTTTCCGCCGTCTGTAATATACCGTACTTCTTTTTACGCCTAATCTTTTACACCAATCAGTTATGCAAATCCTCATTCCGTCATGTTCAACGAAGATTGTGTCACACCTGTTTCTGCTTTGTATGAATGAGGTCGTCCATCTGCAATTATTCGGATAATAGCCTTTGTCATTATCAATCCTGTCTATTGTTTTCTCGCGGTCGTAACCATGTTCCAAGGACCATTCCTTGAACCTCAGAAAGTCATTCCATTCTTCACAGACATCAATTCCACGACCGCCGTATCTCATGTTGTCACGACTAGTGCTCCTACACCTGTGCCGTAGCCCGACCCAGATACGATACAGTCGCGTCCTGTGCCATCCGTGACGAAAATTATGCCCACAATCAGGGATTACGCCATCGACCGTCTCGCGCTTCTCGTTCTCACTCGCCATCTTCGGCCTCCTTCCAGTAGCGTCCGCCGCAATGGTGCAAGTCTGCGCAACATCCGTAATGTGCGCACGTCTCGCACGTCTGCCGCTTGCCTTCGATGTGTTCCCACATTTCCGACGGCCACCGTTCGTATTCCTCTTCTGTTACTATCATATTTCGTTCTCCTTCTGTTTTCGTTTTCGATTCCAATCCAATCAGTCCTCGTGGCAGAGGTCGCCGAGTTCAGCCTCCGCGTCCTCCGCCTCCGCCTCCGCGCGCCGCGCCTTCACGCAGTCGGCGCAAAGTCCCTCCTCGCCGATCTGCGTCGCGCAGAACCGCTCGCCGCAACGCTCGCAACGGACACCCCCGACCATGCAGTCGTTCGCCTCCGCGCAGCAGAAGTCGCAATGCGTCTTCATTCCGCGCCTCCGTCCGGCGAGAACATCCACGCCACCACGAACGCGCCTATCGCCGATCCAATCAGCGCCGCCGCAACCACCGCGATGGCGAACGTGCCTATGTCTACTGTTGTCATTTCGTTGTCTCCTTTTTGTTTCGACTTAGCTGTAAAAACATTCCTTTAGGTCAAGCATCGACGGTGCCGTGCCTCTGTCCTCGTCGTTGTAGCGGGATGGTCTAGACCGACGGAAGAACGCCTCCGAAGGCAGATGCGTGTCACCCTCCGGGACGTTGTACTTCGAGTCTTGGATGATGAACTTGATCGGCTTTTCGCGCTTGCGGAGAACCTTGTATCCGTCACGGATAACAACCTCGTACCGCTCTGCCGCCGTCGCGGGAAGATTGAAGTGCGCCAGGAGTTCGATCTGCTTCTGAATCTCCACGAGAGCCCCGGCACGAATGACGCCGCCGCTCTCCACCACCATTATTGATTCGCTCATTTTCCGATCACTCCTTTCTTGCGCGGCGAGAGACGAATCGCCCTGTTGTCGGCATCCGTCAGTCCCTCCATGAACCTCTTTACGGGATGCTCCCGCAGGATGTCAGTCGGAACATCGTTGCAGACTGCGGCGTACAGCATCTCCGTAGAACCTATCAGCCCCTGCAAAACGCATTGGCGAAGTTCAAGGAACTTCCTCACGGCGAAATCAATGCGGCTGGCGAGCGCGTCGCGGACATCGCGTTGGCGAGTGAGCAGGGCGGCGGTCGCTGCCGCCTCCGGCGTTCCCGGCTTTTCAAGCGCCGCGCGGTCGCGCAACTTCGCGATCTTGCGTTCGACCGACGCCTTCTCGGCTACGGCATTCTTTACGATGGCGATATGCTCGCGCGTCCATTTGCGGAACGAGGTGTTCGTGATGGCGGAATACAGCTCGCCGACGAACGAGTCCGGCGGCGTCACGCCCGCGTCGTAGTAAGTCGTGATGTCCCGAACCTTGCCGTCGATGGCGCGGAACAGGGACTGTTGCGCAGACCGGACGTTCTCGACCGCCCTTTGCACCTTTATCAGCTCGTCCACGAAGTTGCCGTACTTCTTAAGCGTCTTTCTAAGCGCGACCGCAATCTGCGAGGACGCCTCGTCTAGACGCTGGCCGACATCCCTTGTGCGTTTCTTGCTCATCATTTGTCCTTTTCTGTTGGAGATTGAAGAAGAAGTCTCCCCGGCATACCCTTGAGCCGTTCGTCGATGATGTGCGCCCAAATTCAAACCGGGCTTGCGTACCCGCATGGCGCGATTGCCAGACTGCTGCGAAGGAAACAAAAAAAACCTTGCCAGCCACGTCGCGCACGGACGAACTCTGGAGAACCCCGATCTCGTCAGGTCGGTCAAGCATCAGAACGGAGGCATCTCGTCGATGTCCGCCTTGAGCTTCGCCCAGTCGTCGCCGGTGAACTCACTCTCCTTCTTGCCGAACGCCTTGACCATCTTGAACCACTCGTCGGTCTTGGCGACGCCGAACGCGGGGGAGTTGCAGAACGCCACCCAGGCGTCGTTCTTGGTGCAGGGGCGGCGGGCGGCAGACGGGGCCGCAGGGGGCGGCGCGGACTTCGGCGCTGGCGCGCTCTCGGCCACGTCGAAGAACCCGCCGAACGAGGACTTGATCTTGCCGCGCACCTCGGTCGTGTCCTCCTCCTTCGCCTTGCGCTCCTTGCTGTTCGTCCACTTCACCTTGGCGCGCATCACGCCGTTCCACTCCTCATGCACCACGGTGACGCGCACGACGTTGGAGTAGAACGACTCGCGGCAGTCCGTGAACCACATGACGCGCTTCACGTCCCACTCCGGGCACCATTCGAGGATGGACTTCATGCTCTTGTACGTCTTCGGGCACACGTCCTTCAGGTACTCGATGTCCTTGCCCTTGCACTTGGCGAGGTTCTTGGCCTCGTCTGCGAAGGCGATGACGTAGGTCTTGGACGCGGCCTCCCAGCCGTCCATGCCCTGCGGCAGCGGGGTTTCTGCGCCCGTGGCGGGGTCGAAGTTGCCGGGGTGGCCGTCCTTGTCGCACACGTCCCAGAGGACGGTGAGGCAGAGGTTCCCCGACTTCTCGTTGATCGCGACCTCGTGCCAGCGGGGCTTCGCGTAGTATTCCCTGTCCGCAAGCGGAGCGTTGCGGTAGGTTTTCTTTTCGGTTGTCTGTTCGTTCATTGGTTTTCCTTTGTTATCTGTTGATGATCTGGCTGTAATCGCTTGTGGCTCTCAGTATCTTCTTCCTAAGAGGAAGTACGGACCTCTGAAACGTTGCCAATTTCTCAACGATGTCAGGCAGAGTGACTTGTTCGCTTGTAAGGTCAATCTCTTCGATGTTCTTTCCTATGTTGAAATAACCGAACAACAACTCGCATATCGACTTGGATATTTGCTTTACAGACGCGAGCTCGGCTTCGGCCTTGATGAGCTCCTCTTCTGCTTCTTTCGCGCATTCCTTCGATGCCTTAGTTGCTATCTCGATTCGTTTGTCGCAATCTTGACCTATCGCGTTTATTTGTGCATCCTTCTTTTTTATGCACTTCTTGCATGCGTCAAGCTCTTCTTTGATGTCTTTAACCAATGATGCGTAAGTAAATTTCTCGTCTTTCAGCAAGAGAAGTTTTTGTGCGATTGCAACGACTCCGCTAAACTTCGCAAGAACTATCTCGTCAACATTGATTCCTACTGCGCTGATAGGAAACGCATTATCGTCTCCAATGAGCAGGGGTGTTGGCTGAACGCATTTTGCCACTTCACCCAACAGCTTTGCGGCCTGTTCGCAGTAAAGACAATACTCGTGTCCGTCATTCAGGTTATCCAAAAGCCGGAGAGCATCTTGCGTCAACACGTTCTTAAGATCACATGTCTGTCTCTTTGCCATTTCACACCTCCATTCATTCAGCGGGTGGCGGCGGCGGTTCAGCGGCGGGGGCCTCCGGCGGCGGAGGTTCCATCGTCAAGCCGGTCGGGAGCGTCTTCACAAGCCCCAGCACGGCGTTGATGTCGAACTCGTCCAGGTACGCCGTGGAAAACCCGCGACGCGACTTGCTCGACACGCCCACGAACTCCTCGGCGCGCTCCTCGTCCGGCTGTCCCAGCACGATTCTGCGCCCCGTCTTGACAACGTGCCGCTCGTCCTTGCGCAGCGTCTCCCACTTGATGAACCACACCTCGCCGTGAACCTCGATGGCGCGCGAGCGGATGCTGTTCTTGCCGCTGTTCGGATCGTTCAGCCTCGGCTGGTGCTTCACGTCGATGCCGTCCGAAGGATCGTCCTTCTCCTTCACGCAGTCGTGGCAGAGGTCGATGAAGTTCAGCCCTTCGGCGGACAGCGAGTTCATGTAGCCCTCGAAGCGCGTCCACATGGCGTACTTCGCGCTGTCCGCGCCGCCGCCGCCCAGCTCCTTCTCGTCCTTCAACGCCTGCATGGGCTGGTCGGAGAACGTCACCATGCCGTAGCCCTCCTTCGCCTTGCGGCAATGCGTGGCGATGTACCGCCAGAACATCGTCTCCAAGGCGGTGAGGGAATCGACCACCACGTTGTCGTACTCCAGCACCTTGTCCGCGCCGAGGTACTTCTCCATCGTCTCCCAGTCGTTCGGCTCGACCTTGACGATGTTCGGCGGCAGTTCGTCGAAGAGATCGTCCAGCGACCCTTCCAGGTCGAAGAACAGTGTCTTGCCCTGGAGTTTCGTGGCGAGCGTGGTCTTGCCCACGCCGCCCTCGCCGTAGATGAGGACGCGCTTGCCGCGCTTCCTCGAACGGAACGCCGCCGGGTTTGCGGACGGTTCCACTTTCGTTGCCTTGATTGCCATTTGCGTTTGTCCTTTTGTTGTTGTCTTCATGTGTTGACAAGTCTGTCGATAAGTTAGCCGCACCTCACATCATCGGCTGGGTCTGCGCGCCTTCGGGGGCGACGGGGCCGCGATTCTCGAAGTGAATCCCCAGCTCCTCGTTGGCGTAGACCGCGAGCTTGTTGATCTGCGCTAGCGTGCCCTTGACGAAGCAGACGAACGTGTCCACCTCCTCGACGAGCCGCACCTTGGGCGCGTTGACGGCGCGGGCGATGTCGTCGCCGAGCCGCTTGCTTTCCTTCTCGATCTCCTGCTCCAGGTCGGTCTTCTCGAAGGCGAACGCGCCGATGGGGTGCGCCTTGATTGCGCGCTGGACGCGCATGCGGGCGGCGGATGCGTCCTTGGCGAGTCCGTTCAGGGCGGCGCGCGTCTTCTTCGCGGCCTTGACGTTCTCCTCGTCGCCGGTCACGACGAAGCCGGAGAGGCGCGCGAGGCGCGCCCTGATCATCGAGGTGTCGTCAACCGAGGTGACCTCGTTGTAGACGCGCACGATCTCGCTCGTCGGCGCGAGCGCGTTTTCGTTTTCCTTGGTTTCTGTTGCCATTGGTTTTGTCCTTTTGTTTTGCGTTTTGCGTTTTGCGTTGCGGACGGCTATTCGAGCGCCGCCCAGATTTCTTTCCACGTCAGTCCCGTGACTTCGGCGAACTTGCCGATGCTCCAGCGGCGCTGGCCGCGATACTGTCCGAGGCCGACGCGGATAGGCTTGCATTCGCGCAGGTCTGTCGCGCATCGGTCGGTAGGGCCGTGGCGCATCACGTCCTGGAGCGTCCGGCGAGAGATGCGCAGGATCGTCAGCACGTCCTTGTCTACGAGGAACACGGGCTTCATGCGTCTATGCCTCCACGACGGATCCGTTGGGGCCGCGACGGACGCTGTGCGCGTCCATGTACTCCAGCAGGTCCTCGACCGAGAACACGCAGGTGGCCTGTTGCGTGTCGCCGTCCTTGTGGGCGCGAACAGCACCCGTGGCGAGGATGGCGTAAAATTCCGATTCGCTGATCTGCACCAGTCCTTCGGGGCCGACGAGCTGGCGGCGACGCGCCCAGAGCGGCATGGGCGGCGGATTGCGCCGGGGCCTCTTGCGCTTGGGTTCCGGCGGCGCGAACGGGTCGTGCCGCATCTCGACGGTGGCGGCGGGTTGCGTCGCGCCGTCCGTGGCTTCGTTTTCGTAGTCTGTCATTGGTTTGTCCTTTTGTTGGATTTGTTATGCGACATGCCTACTCGTCACTACTCAAACGGAGCGAGTTGGTGCGAGTAGCGGAAAACAACCCGAAATGCACCCTCTGGACAACTCATCACGCCGGGGTGGGATATATACATATCCCAACCCCTCCCCGCGTGAGTGAGTAGCCATGTCCTCGCGCCGACCTGAAACGAGTCGGAACGAGTTGGTGCGAGTAGGATTGTCGTTTGCGTCTTTCATTGCGTTATGTCAACTCCGTCTTGCAGGTCACACGACCGTTGACACGTTTGCGACAAGCCCCGCGTAGGCGCGTTCGCCTGTCTTCGGATCGGCATGGAACGAGCAGAAGTCATCCAGCCGGACTACTGGGAAGCCGAAGCGCGTAGGACGGGCGACGTGGCACTCGCACATGTTGCGGCGATCCGTCTCCTTCCCGCTCTTCTTGTCCTCGGTGACGATGGTCACTTGCCGCCCGAACGCGCAGTTCGCGCAGCATGGCATCGTCGCGGTGTCTCTGTTTTCTGTGGTTGTCATTGTTGTCCTTTTGTCGAGTTTGGGTTTTGGGTTTTGAGTTGGCGTTTGATCGGGTGTTATGCGTTAGGCGTTAGGCGTTATGGGTTTTGCGTTGTGCGTTGTGGGTTATGCGTTGTGGGTTATGATCTCTAGAGAAAAAATCACTCGTCCGCTGGTGGCGGCGGCGGTGGAGGCGGTGGAACGGACGCGCTGCCATTCTCTGCGGATTGCGCCTTCTGCCAGTCCTTCCACTCGCCCTGCAACTCCATGATGCGGCTCACGATCTCCTCCTCCACGGCCTCGTCGAGTCCGCACCGCTCCAGCGAGGTCATGCTGAACGTCATGCGCACGGCCACGAGGTCGGCGATTGTGTATCTGGAGAACGGGTAGTGCGGGGCCGGGTTCGTCATGTCGCGGCTCCCTCCGTCGCTCTGCTGGCGGCGAGATTGCGGTAGTACGTCTCGATGTCGTGACGGATTTTCGTGCCCACGCACGTAAACCCGGCCTTGCGGGCCTCTTCCGAGGCGACCACGTACACGTCTGCGGCGAGGGGCAGTTTTACGATCTTTGCTTTCATGGGATAGTTCCAACCTTGAGGTTCAAAAAAAATTACCTGGCGGCAGAAGCAGTCCGCGCTCGTCCGCGAGGAGGGCGGATAGTTCCAACCTCTGGGGCCAAAAAAAGAGAGACAAGCAAGTCGGAGGTGTAGCGATCCACAGACACGCCTTGCTTCTTCGCCCGCTTTGCCAAAATGACGTAATCCCTGATTGGGGCCATCGAAGGAATACGAACCTGGGTACTTGTCTTGCGTGCCATTACTTCGCCTCCTTCTTTCCCTTGGAAGCCCTGCGCTTCGCCTTCAGCTCTTCCCGCTTGCGAAGGTTCTCGTTGTAGATGCGCTGGCGTTCCGCCTCGTCCTGTTCCGTCCACGGATCGTTGTACGTGGCGACATGGAGCATTGCGGAGACGTAGCTTGCTACGGAAATGCCTTTTTCCTTGGCGCGTTTCTTGATCTTGATTTCGATCTCGATAGGGACCATCACTCCTATCTTGACCTTATCGAGCGAATACATTGGCACGAAGTCACTCATTGGTTTGTCCTTTTGTTGGGTTGACGGCGCATAGTCTAGCGGATATTTCCTATCCCGTCAAGGGGGTTTGCGAAAAAAAGTTAAAAAAAGTTTTTTCGCCTTGTTTTGTTGGGCTTTCTCGCGATGCGCGTTGGTCTACCTATTGCATTTGCCATGCGATCTATCCAATATTCCGTGAGCAATAGGCAACCAGCCAGTCATGGTATCGTCCATTGTCATGCTAGGCCGATTCGCTTGCGATTCGGTATCAGCCTGGGTTGAAGAACCCCTCCTTGATCGACTCGACTTCCTTCGGGCAGAAGAACGAGACGAGGTGGTCGGCCACATAGCGGCTCACGGACAAGCCTTTCTTCTCCGCTCTCTTTTCTAGCAGAACCCATGTCCGCAAGTTGATGTCGCACGGCACCTGGGTCTTGCGAGGTATGCGTTTAGTGGGCATTTTTATTGGCCTCCGTTCTCTTCTTGGCCTTGGCCTTTAGGGCCTCGCGCTTGCGCATGTTCGCCTTGATCATCTGCTGGCGCTTCTTCTCGTCGCCCAGCGTCCATGCGTCGTCGTGCGTGTGCGCGACCAGCATTGCGTTGATGTACTGCGCGACGGTCACGCCGCGCTCCTCTGCCCGTTTCGTGATCTTGATGATCACGTCAACGGGAATCGCCAGACTGGTCTTCACCTTGTCCAGCGCATACATTGGCATTGATTTGCCCATCGTTGTTTCCTTTGTTGTTTCGTTGTTCATGTTTGGTGTTCTGCTTAGCAGAAACGGCGGATAGTCTATCATATAGGTTCTACCCCGTCAACTGGAGAATGAAAAAAAGTGAAAAAGTTTCTCTGCGCCCTTTCGCCCGGCGGCGCGATGTGGTAGAATGTTTGCATGAAAAAGCTCGTGCAATTCGTCCATGACAATCAGATAGTGGTCGCGGCGCTGATACTGTATCCCGCAACTTGTGCGTTTTCTCACCCGCAACTCCCGCAACCCTCAATCGGAGGATGCACCTGTTTTCGGCACCAAAAACATGCGGAAATCCCAATAAATCGACCGTGCCTAAAATCGTATCCAATCCAACCTCATGAATACGCGCCAATCATCATTTCGCCCTTGTTTTATTGGTATCTCCAAACAATGCCAAACAATCGTGCCCCGTCTCTTGCCCCATTTATGAACCCCCAATAAAATAAGGCTGAAATGAGGATTTCCGCTTTTCTACCGTAACCAAACCGTAACCAATTTTCAGAACCGAAAAAGGAGCCGCAAATGTACGTCTGGAAGAAGGATAACACATACTGGTGCCGATTCATGCGCCAAGGGAAGATGTACTACCACAACCTGCACACCTCGCAGAAGAAGGAGGCGGTCGAGTTCGCCCGAAAGATGAAGATCGTCCGCAAGGCGCCGGGCCGCGAGGACGCGCTGAAGCTCGTGGACATCTTCTTTCCGCCGGAGAACGGAGGCGGACGCATCCCCATCAAAGAGGCGTGGACGCGCTACACGGAGATTCAGAAGTCAACCGGCATGGACAATCTCGCCGACCGCACAATGACGCATCGCCGCCAGGTCTTCAACCGGCTCACGAATTGGCTCCAGACGCGCCCGGCCATCGAATACGTTGAGCAGATAGACGGCCCCGTGGCCGCAGGTTTCGCCGCGTGGCTTGCCAAGCAGAAGAACCGCAAGGGCGAGACGGTGACGGCAAAGACGCGCGCCAACGTCATCGCCGAGCTTTCAACCATCTTCACCCTGCTTGCGAAAATCTCCCCCGCAATCGGCAATCCGTGGGAGGGCTTGATACCGAGGGCGAACGACGGCGGACGCACCGAGGCGTTCACGCGCGAGCAGGAGCGCGCCGTATTCGATGCCGCGCGGCTCGTCGGCAAGGGCTGGCCGCTGGCCTGCATGATCGCCCGGCACACGGGCTTGCGCTACGGAGACGTTGCGCGCCTCACATGGCCGCAGATCGACATGGAGAAGCGCGTGATTTCCGTCACGCCGAACAAGACCGCGCGTCACGGCGTGGCAGTCATGCTCCCGATAACGGACGCGCTCATGGGCGAACTGATGCGGGCGGCGAAAGAGGCGACGGACAAGAGCGGTTTCGTGCTGCCGCTCCACGCCGAGCTTTACGGCAACCCCTCCGCACACGCCTACAAGCAACTCAATTTCCGCGAGGTTTTGGACGCCGCCGAGATCGGAGAAGGCTGGACGTTCCACAGTTGGCGGCATACGTTCCGCTCGCGCCTCGCCGACGCCGGGGTGGACATGGAGACGGCCAAGCGGCTCTGCGGCCACACACAGGACGAAACGAGCCGCCACTACGATCACGCCGCGCACCTCGAAGAGTACAAGCGGGCAATCGACGCGGCGGCCAAGTGAGCCGTTGCCGGTCAAAGTCTGGGAATCAAACGCCGTCCCTCACGGCGCGTAGATAGACGGCGCGCACGACCTTCATGCTCCACCGTCCGCACCGGGCCTGCATGTCCGGGTCGCCGTTCAGCGTCCCCGCGATTTCCCGATACGAAAGCCCGCCCTTTCTGCTTGCCACTATCTCGCGGACTATGCGCCGCTCCCTTTCGTCCGGCACCATTCGCGCGCCGTCCTCTGGATCCACGTGCCAGCCGTATGGGACGCGCCCAGGCGCGCACATCCGCCGTCCGTTCCTTTGCAACGAGCGCATTGCGTTCCGCGTCCTCTCCGAGATCATCTTGCGCTCCAGCTCCGCGACGGCCATGAGGATATGGCGGGTGAACTGCGCCTGCGGATTGTCGCCGGGCACGTCGCCCGTGACGGCCTCCACGCGCGCCCCTCTTGATTCTATCTGCCGTTCGTATTGCAACGCGAGCATCAGGTCGCGCGCAATTCGGTCCCACTTGTAGACCAGCAGCACGTCGCCCTTTTTGAGCGCGTGAATGGCCGCGTCCAACTGCTCGCGGCACCCGTCGGCGCCAGAGCGGTCGGGATCATCGAATACTGCGGACACACGCCAGCCCTTTTTGAGCGCGTGTTCCTCGCAGATTCGCCGTTGCGTCTCGCACGACTCACTTGTGGCCGCGTCTGGCCTTGGGGAGAAGCGCGTGTAGATCGTCGCGTTCACCTTCCCGCCCTTTTTGCTTTCCTCTGGGACACTCACGCCGCCACCGCCTCCCAGCTCGACGTGTCGCAGCCGCAGCCGCGACCGGCGATCCGATAGCGCACGTTTGCGATTGCGCGCCGGGGCGACGTGGCCCAGGTGCGAAACGTGCCGACATGGGTATAGACTATCCATTCGCGCTTCATTTTCAGCCCTCCTTGATCGTTTTCGTTTCCTGCGTCACCTTGATTATGCGCGGGAAGCGACGCCCGAAGCCGTCCTCTTCCACGCCAGCCGCGCGCGCGGCCTTGAACGCCCTCCGGGCCTCCGTGAACGTCAGCGGCTTTGCCTGCTCCACGACCACGCGCGGCGAAGTTTGCACGACATACCATGTCCGCTTCATTTGTAGCTCCCTTCGATATAGTTCCCGATTCTCACAATCCGTTTCCGAATCTGCCGCCGCTCCTCCTCCGTTCCGGCATTTAGGGCGATTGCCGTGCCATCGGGGTTCAGCTCGGACAAAAATTCCCATTCGTTAAATGCCTGAACGAACTTATCAAATTCCCGCATCGCCTTTTTCTGCGCGGCCTTGACTGCGCGGCGCATTGTCGGCCAGTCCGTCACGGCGCGAGCCGCGAGCCATTTGCGGTTAGCGTCAAGCAGTATCTCGTTAGCGTTCATTTCGCCGCCTCCCTTGAAACGTCGATAGTCTTTGCGCCGATCCCTCGCAGATGGGATAGCGCGTCTTCGAATGTCGCATGGAACGAGATTTTGCAATCTACGAAAATCGACCTTTCCCACGCCCACGCCTTAAACGGACGTTCGCCACGGACCAATGTAATCCAACCTTTCATTTCGTCGCCTCGCTTCCTGCCTTCGCCGCCTTCACGGGATAGACCTTGAACGAAAACGCGAAGCCGTCATCGACCATTTCGCGCCCAGCGCGACGAGCCGCCGCGATTGCCCCCAGGACGCGCCCTATTTGCTCCGGCATGTCGGCGCACGTCACCGCGACGCCAACGCCCAGGAGCCACGCAAGGCCCATTAGCCACAATGTCAACGCGCAACGCCTCATTTCGTGGCCCTCCCACGGACGTAAATGTCGGCATTTTCCGCCCGCATGATTTCCAGGTGATTCTCAAGAGCCGCTTTATCATACGGGCCGCACGTCCCAAGCTCGCGCGTCCATGCGTAGATTTCGCCGTCCCCGCCCAGGTAGAATATACTGGAATTTGCCAACTTGTCACGCGACACAACTACCACCTCACACCCGGCCAAAATGCGCTCTATCAGTTTCTCACCGTTCATTATTCCGCCCTCCTCAAAACGTCCGCGATCTCCAGCGCGACGGGCAACAGCACCCACGCGCAAACGGCCACACATTCGATGATTTCACACATGATTAAAGCTCCTTCTCTTTCCGATGATTGATGATTGATTGATGATTGACTTCGCCCGCCGGACGCGCCCGCCCGCAACCAGGAGCGGACGCGAACGGCAAGGCGCACGGCTCATGCGTCCAGAACGCGCAACGACTGGATAAGCCATTTGTCGCCGCGAGCGTTCAGCCGATAGCCGACACGGACGCGAAACACGCGCCCGGCGCTCATGGCATACTTCCACATGGGATTTCCGGTATACCGCAAATCCAGGAGCCGCCCGCAGTCAAACGCAACAACCAACTTTTGATCGGCGCAACGAGCCGCCGGGCCTTCATAATACATCACTTCGCGCTTTTCCATTGTTCGGCCTCCCTTTAGTAGATTTCCGCCAACGCGTCACGCATGGCCGCATCCGGCCACACACGGCATACGCCCGCATACTCACGGACGCACGCGCGCCACGTCTTGACCGCTTTCCGATAGTCCGCGCCGCTGTTGATCGGGAAAAGCCCATAATCGGCACAGAAGTCATCAAACGTCCCCGGCTCGCTCTTCGTTAGGCATGTGAGGACATCATACGCCCTGATAACGCGCTCGCCGTTTTGCGTGTTCGCCAGCGAGTCGTAAAACCTTATACGCATCCGCCCGACCGCGCTCGTGATCGTCACGGAATAGGCGCAATGCTCGCGCCCGTTGTCCCAATCGACGGGCAGCTCGCCCAGATAGCGCGCCGACATCCGCGCCCCGGTCTTCGCCAGGAACGCCCGCGCATTATCATCGTATTCGTTACCAACGTCCGCGAGCATATCCCCGCGCACGCTCGCCGCTTCCGCGGCCCTCTTCGTCTCGTTGCTCATGGCCTCTTAGCTCCATTATGCAAAATTGGCGATTGAGCATCTAAGAGGGGGCCGAAGCCCGAATGCTCAACCGCCAAAACGGTTTTGTTCGCTCATGCCTTGCGCCTCTTAGCTCGCAAGCCCCATCACGGGGGAACGCGAACATTCTACCAAATCCCAACCCGCCGCGCAAGGGGGAAAAGTAAAAAAAAATCACTTTTTTATCTTTCGCATTTCCTTCTCCATTTCGCCCGTATTTCGCCAATATAGCCAATATCTCCGCAATCTTTCAGCGCGCTAACATTCTTTCTGCTATCTAACTTTCGCAAACTTCCGCAAACTTCCGCAAACTTAGTTCGCGCTAATATCCAGCAAATGCCGCGAATGTTAGAGCGCGCTAACACCCGCCAATGTTCGTTTTCTTTAACTTTATTTTTTTGAACATGGGCACAAACGCGCCAGCCCCGATTAGATACTTTTATATCGATACTTTTATATCTAATCGGGGATAGCTCGGACAATGAGCGGACACGCGCGCGAGAGGTTTGTGACAAAATCCCAGAATCTGTCACAATGGGCGGAAGCTGGGAGAGATCGCCCAGGCGTCGAGCGTCCGGCGTCCGTCATCAGGTGGCGCGCTGCCGTCCTGGCGTCCGCGCTCTGTCCGCAGATCGTCCGCAGATCGTCCGCCACCTGTCCGCCACCTGTCCGCCCGGCGTCCGCATCTAGATATAGTATGCTGTGCGCCCGTCCGCCGTGATACTGTGCGCTCACATGGTATCATTAGCCCATACACAGGCCACACGCAAGGCCCAGGAGATCGGCCGCAAGGCGCATAGCTGGCCGGATAGATGACTACGCGAGCGACGCGCACACACCCACACACACGACCGCAAACCCCATCCGCCGGACCCCGAAAAAACCTTGCCACACCCCCGCCCTTCCGCCCCGTGGGTCCCCCTATGATACCTTGCGCGAACGGACGCGGGAAAATCCATGAGGAGGAGCTTTCCTCGCCGTATGCCAGACCCGACGAACACGCCATAACTGCAAAAACGGCGATTTTTTAGCACCTTCAAAAGCCCCCTCCATAACTGCAAAAATCGGCGGTTTTTAACTCGCTCAACTCGCACCAACTCGAAATATTTTGAGTAGATGAGTAGTTGTTGAGTTGATATTTGCTTTTTTGTGCCTTTTTATGGGCTTTTTGTAAATTTTCTCTAAAAGGAAGTTGCTAAGGCGCTACTCACTACAACAACACGGAGGGGGGATATATATATTATCCCCCCTCCTGTGTATGAGTTGTCGCCCCGCAAAATTTTGGCGAGTTGAATTTGAGTTTTGAGTTTGAGGATCCATAAGCGGTTAGTTCGGGATCAGTTCGCAGTCCCTCGTTGTCCGTCCACGCAAGAAGGCTCCCCTTCCCTTCTCCGGCCCGGCCCCACTCGAAGCAGGTTCCCTCGTTGCCATTGAAGTCTCCTCGTTGTCGAGTGCGGGCGCGGGTGGTTTGCTGGAGGCGGCGGGCGGCGAGGGGTGGCGGCGAGCGGATGCGGCTTTGGGGCAGCATGGTTCGCGGTCTGGGCGTTGGCGGGTGCTGGCTGTCGTCCTCTGAAAAAGTTTGCCGAAGAGGGGCGGGTCGATTTGCGGAGGGTGGTATGGGCGGAAAATACGGGGCGGATTCCGGCTTGTACACGAATTGCCGCTTTCTGCCGCTTTTTGGATATTCAAACGGAAGTGGACATTGGCTAGAATGTTGGCGCAATGGCGCAAGTACGTCCAGAGGTGAAGGAAAAGCTGGTGGCCGATGGCCGCTGGCCGGACTTCGTTCGCTATCGGAAGGAGCTGACGGACGGGGGATTGAAGCCGAGCGTGGCCTTCGACATCGCGATAGCGAGGATTTGCCCGGAGTTTGCCGCCGAGAGCAGGGCGAAGCGGGGGAGGCCGCGCAAGACTGCGGATGATGTGGCTGCCGATCCTTCCGTGAGCCGGGCGGAGGCGGCGCAGGCCAAGGTGGAGGCGCGCGTCGCGGCGGCGGGGAAGCTCGCCGACGAGATCGAGGCGGAGAAGAGGCGCAAGCAGAAGGAGGGGCTGGTCGGGAAGGACGTGTTCGCGGGGAAGCCGAAGGTCGGGGCGGCGGACGAGGTGCTTTGGGTGGCGAAGAACCTGACGGTGGACGTTGGGCCGGAGGACGCGCCGGGCGAGCTGGCGTGGAACTTCCTCGTGCTTTGCAGGGAGAGCGCTGACTTCAAGGTAAAGTTCATGCTGAACATCGCGTCGGACGTGGTGAAGCGGCGGAGCGACGAGGAGGACGGCGACGGGAAGAAGTGGGACGGGGTGAAGCAGTACGATCTTTGCGAGGCGATGAGGGAGGCGCAGGTCTGATGCTCACGGTGCCGAAAGACTGGGGCGCGAACATGGCGCTGCGCAAGCGGCTCCTGTGGGACGGGGCGCACGTTCCGGGCGCGGCGGAGGCGATACGGGCGGAATGCGCGCGGAACATCCTGTTCTACGTCAATCTCTTCTGCTACACGTTCAATCCGAGGCTGAAGACGAAGGTGATCCCGTTCGTGGGGTATCCGTTCCAGGACGACGCGCTTCTGCGCCTGAAGGCGGCGGTGGAGGACGGGCACAACGTGGTGGTGGAGAAGAGCCGCGACCTTGGGGCGTCGTGGCTGAACATCTACCTCGCGGACTGGTTCTTCCGGTTCGTGAAGGACGCATCGGGGCTTCTGGTGAGCCGCAAGGCGGAGTTCGTGGACAAGCGGGGCGACCGCAAGAGCCTCTTCTGGAAGCTGGACTTCACGCTGGAGAACAGCCCGTCGTGGCTCACGCCGAGGTTCGACAGGACGGCGATGCACATCGAGAACCTTGACAACGGCGCGACCATCGACGGCGAATCCACCACTGGCGACGTGGGGCGCGGCGACCGCCGGACGTTCGTCCTCATGGACGAGTTCGGCGCCGTGGAGCTGGACGACGGGTTCCGTGCGCTGGCGTCCACGGGATCGACGGCGGACTGCATCATCTTCAACTCGACGCCGCAGGGCAACGTCAATGCGTTCGCGCAGGTGGCGAGGGAGGCGAAGGAGAAAGGCGCGGCGGAGGTCATCAGGATGCACTGGTCGCAGCACCCGGTGAAGAACGTGGGGCTGTACACCTCCGAGAAGGATCCCAAGACGGGGCGTTTCGTGCTGAAGCTCTTGAGCGACTTCAAGGGGAAGGTGAAGGTGCGTGGGCTTGCGGAGTCTGAAACCTACTCGAAGCTGGTTGACTTCCCGGAGGCTTACCCGTTCATCCTAGACGGGAAGCTGCGCTCGCCGTGGTACGACAACGAGTGCAAGCGCGGCATGTCGCCGATACAGATCGCGCAGGAGCTTGACATCGACTATGCGGGTTCGAGCTACCAGTTCTTCGACCAGGCGGCGCTCGACAGGTATGAGGCGCTTTACTGCCGGGACGCGGAGCTAGAGGGCGAGATCGGGTACGACCGCGAGACGGGCAGGCCGCGCGACTTCTCGCCGGTGGACAGCGGACTGCTGAAGCTGTGGATCGCGCTTGACAAGGGTGCGCGCGTTTCGCGGGACAGGCGCTTCGTCGTCGGCGCGGACGTATCCGCCGGAACGGGCGCGTCAAACTCGACGCTCGCCGTGTACGACATCGAGACGAGCGAGAAGGTGGCGGAGTACGCCAATCCGAAGATTCTGCCAGCCGACTTCGCCGTGTTCGCCGTGGCGCTTTGCAGGTTCTTCAACGACGCCCTTCTCGTGCCAGACCGCTCCGGCCCGACGGGCGAGGTGTTCGTGCAGAAGGTCGTGTCGCTCGGCTACTCGCGCATCTTCCAGGCGCGGGACGAGGACAAGGTTGACAGGAAGGTGGTGCAGAAGTACGGGCTTTGGCTGAACCCGAAGGTGAAGACGGAGCTGCTGGAGCAGTACCGCTCGGCGATCTGCGAGGCGAAGATGATCAACCGCTCGGCGGCGGCGATCAAGGAGTGCCGCCAGTTCGTCATGACGATGGACGCGAACGTGGAGCATTCGGCGGCGTTGGCGTCTCAAGACCCGTCCGGCGCGCGGACGGCGCACGGCGACATCGTGATCGCGGACGCGCTCGCGTGGCAGGGGCTGGCGGCGAGGTTCGAGACGCCCGACGCCGAGGAGCCGGAGATTCCCGCAGGTTCCGTCGCGGCGCGCATGGCCGAGGCTCGGCGAGCGGAGGCGGAGCGCAAGATCGCGGAGGCGCAGGGCGAAGGATGGGGAGACGGCTCCGACGAGGGATGGGGAGACGGCGCGGGAGGCGGATGGTGAGATTTCCCGAGGCGCGTGCCGAGGGAGCAACGAAAACACAGAAAGGCCGAGAGGCCGGAAAGGAACAGAACGATGACACAGGAAACGAAGATGGAGATCAAGCGCGACTACTACGCGAAGGCTCGCGAGAAGGCTGCGACGTGCGGACTGCTGCCGATCAAGATACCCCGCACGGTTCTCGACAAGCTCTACACCTACCTTGAAACGGGGACGGTGCAGTAAACCACAGGAGGAGGAAGTTATGGCGCGGGAGTTTCCGATACACAACGGCAGGATGACGACAGATCTTGACGCAAACGGCTTCAAGATCAAGAACCTTCCGCCTGGGAGCGGCTTCACGCAAGTGCAGTCTGACTGGGGCCAGACGGACACGACCGCGCCTGACTTCATCAAGAACAAGCCGACGCTTGCCGCCGTCGCGACGAGCGGTTCGTACGACGACCTTTTGGGCAAGCCGACGATTCCCGCGCCTGTCGCGGTCGACGCGACGCTCGCCGCGCAGGGCGCTGCGGCCGACGCGAAGGCCGTAGGGGACGCGTTGCGGGGCGGGTTCACCGAGTGGGAGTTCAGCGGTCTGCCTGCCGGGGTGTCCGTGGAGCGCATTTTCTACAGCGAACCGTCGTGGTTCGTCTTCCTGTCGGACGGGTCCGGAGGGTTCTGGGAGCTGCCGCAGACCGCGCTTCTGCTTGACGGCGCTAAGTCCGAGAGTGCTTACGGGACGGAGGAGCTGCCTTCGGGATTCACTGCCGTCCGCCACCTCGTCACGCCGACGAAGACCTCGCAGCTGACGAACGATAGCGGGTTCCTGACCCAGCATCAGGACATAAGCGGCAAGCTGGACGGCGTGGCGGCGTACCCCGCGTGGGAGGACAAGGAGCTTTATGCGTTTCGTGCGATCGTTTCACACAACGGAAAACTCTGGAAAAACTTTGAACCCGATAACGACGAAGAACCTAGCGCAGAATCGTCGGGATGGGTAGAGGTTTCCCTCGGCGACTTGAAGCAGGACGCGCTGACATCCGAGCAGCTCGCCGCTGTGAACAGCGGGGCGACAGCGGCGAAGGTTGCGGCGTGGGACGGCTACGCGGCGCAGATTGCGCAGAAGGCAAACGCGGCGGACGTGGATGCGGCCCTCGCGCAAAAAGCGAACACGGCCGACCTCCCGTATCGGCTGGTTACGCCGGGCGAGTGGGAGTTCAGCGGTGTGCCAGAAGGCGTGACTGATGTCAGCTTGTCGTGGAACGGAACGACGTGGAGCTATACCTATGTGATCGGAACTCATGCTTATAATGGTGTATTGCCTATTAGGGTACCACCTTATGATGGCAACGAACTTTCGCTCACATTTTCGATTTCCTCCTCACTCGTTACCGCGACTCGCGCCTCTCTCCCCGGCCACCTCGCAGACCGCGCGGGCAACCGCGTGGAGGTGACGGGCGACACGACTCTCACGTTTCCCGCGCTCGTGAACGCTGGCAAACTGCGCGACTTCCTCGTGCGCTTGGAGATCAGCGGCTCCACGGTGCCGACCATCACGTTCCAAGGTCAAGGGAGCGAGGCACCGAACGGCGCGGATGAAATCACCTACGAGACGGACGGCGACACATTCCCAGTGCCAGACGAGGCGGGGACGTGGAGCTACTCGTTCACCGAAAACTGCGTCGCGCACAAGTTCGCGGTGTCGCTGAAAGCTGTAAGCGTCGTGACGCAAGGAGGTTCGTGATGAGCTTACGTCAGGGAGCGAGACAGTTCTTCGAGCGGAGAGGCGCGCCTATTGGCCCGACCGCGCGCGACTACGTGCAGGACGGGCTCGTCGCCATGTGGGACGGCATCGAGAACGCGGGGTGGGGCGTGCATGACCCGAACGCGACGACGTGGAAGGACTTGAGCGGACGTGAAAATAGCATACCACTGACTGCTGAATCGTGGGGGTCTGATTACTTCATTTGTAGCGACGAGTCTGGGAGGCTTGACCATTTCATAGACGGAATTGAAACAATAGAGTTCGTTGGACGTAGGACATCAAGCGCGACTTATCAGGTAGCTATAGGACTGGCAAGACAGCCAAGTAACTACTACTCTCGTTATGTAGCTTTCAGCAGTGGTTATGCGAATTTCGGTTCATATCTTCCAAGTATGTTGAGCAACGAGAATGTAGTTGAATCTCTAGCCACAAACTTTTCCGATTTATTTAGGAACGGAGAACAGGAAGAGCCAGATGTTGGAGCTGGGGATTATTTCGGCGTGGGGTCATCCACGGGAGTAGTGCTAGGTCGCTCGGGTTCTGACAAGTATCCTTTTGGAGGGGATATTTATGCCATACGCCTCTACTCCCGCGCTCTCACCGCCGACGAAATCGCCGCCAACTACGCAATCGACAAAGCGAGGTTCAACCTGCCATGACAAACTACGGGACAGTAATCGACAACCAACTCCACGCCGCGCCGCGCGCGTTCATGCTACACGGCGCGATGGTGACTAACCCCAAGGCCGAGCATTTCGCGGCGCTCAACGAGGAGCGCGCGACGCATGGACTGCCGCCATACCTCCCGCTGGTGGACGAGCGACCTTCCACGGACGCTACGCACTACGCGGTCCCGACTTGCTGGACGCGAGACGGCGAGACATGGCAGCGCGTGTACGAGGTGCGCGAGGTTCCGCCTCCCCCGCCGCGCACATTCGACAAGTACAGGCTCGTTGATGCGCTCATGAATGCTGGAGTTTGGGATAGTGTGGAGGCGTGGCTAAAGGAGACGCCGAACGCATGGACGCGCGCGCTCATGGCTCCCGACATCAGCGAGGACGAGCCCCTTCTCGCGCAGGGCATCGCGGCGGTGAAGCAGTTGCTCGGCTGGACGGACGAGCAGGTGGAGCAGGTTCTGGCAGCGAGCGTGCAAGGAGGGGCGTAATGACTATGGCGAAGAAATTCAGCCGTGTGCTTGCGCGTATGCGCGCCATTGCGAAAGACCGGGGCCTGCGCGTGATGCTCGGCAGCAAGGACACGCCCGAGGGTGGCATGCAGGTCGACGGGGAACATATCTTCGTAGCGCCGCTTGATACCTTCCCGTCTGCCGAGGCGCTGGCTATCTCTTTCTGCCACGAGCTTGCACATGATGCGATGTGGAAGGAGACGAAATCGCGCGCCGCCTGTCGATGCGGGTTCCAGGAGGAAATCTGGGCGTGGGCGATTGGGATAGACTACTACTACGACCTTTTCAATGGGCTTGGGCTCAAAAAGTTCAGCCTCACCAATCTGAAGATGAACAAGTACGTCGTCAGCCGGATCGCGACCTACGCTGGGATGTTCAATCTGCGGTTCGATGGTTTCCTGTCGCACGATTGCAGAAAGCATGTGTATGCCATAAAAGGCGGCGGAGATATTGTGCGCGTCAAAAACGCGCCTGCGCAAGAAGGAGGCAACTGATGTGCGACTGGAAGCCAGACTTCGACTCGCTGAACGAGCGCGTGACGAACATCGAGGGCCGCATGTCACAGGTCGAGCACGATGTGGGGAAGATGCGCAGCGAGACCCAGGAGGGATTCAAGGCGGGCGCGGCGCAGATGCATGCAATCAACACGTCCGTCGCGAACCTTGCGCATGATTTCGGGCAACGCTTCAACAACATCGAGACCACGGTCGTGGCGGAAAAGGTGAAGTGGGGCGAAACCCTGCGATGGGTCGTGAAGATGGCCGTGCGCGTGCTTCTCGCCGGTGCGGCCGTCGCGATGGGTATAACGGCGTGGCGGACGCTCATGCAATGATTTCTTAACCAACGGAAACACGAAAGGAAAAACACAAATGAACATCAGCAAATTCAAGATGGGCCTTACGGCCTTCCTGGGATTTGTCAATCCCCTCAACATACTTCACCCGCTGGAGAGCGCGGCGGACAACGTGATCTCGTACCTGCTCGACATCGCGAACGTCGCGCTTGCGGCAATCGACCCAGACAAGCGCGCGAAGATCGCCGCCGCCTACAACACGTTGTGCAAGGTTCTCGCGACGCTGACCGCTCTTGCGTGGCTCGTGCCTACGCGCTGGCAGTCTGCCTACCGCATGACAATCGCCGCCGTCTCGGACGCGGCGGACGCGCTCGCGGACTTCAAGATCGAGGCGGCGGAACTCACCAAGGTGCGCGACGCCTTCAACGCCGCAGTCATCGCGTGGCGCGGTTGCGACGTGCCAGACACGGATGTCGATTTCTCAACCATCAAGGAGAACTAAACCATGAAGATCACGAAGAAGAAGCCAGTCAAGGAAGCGGTCAAGGCCAAGGCCGCAGAGGTCAAGGCCAAGGTCAAGGGCATCAAGGCGAGGGTCAAGGGCAAGTTCGGGAAGAGCTGTGCGGTCGTTGCCGCGCTTGCGCTCGCCTATATCGTCTGCGGATGCTCCACAGCGGACCCCGCTAGTCGGTCAAACGAGAATCGCGTCGGAGACATTGAGCCTAACGTGAATATCGCGTTTGAGAACTCGTCTAGCAACGTCGTAAACGTAACCGTTCCGATCAAACTTAGCGACGGTCTGATGGCGTCGGCGGATTCCAAGGGTTCGACCGAGACGCAGACCGCGACCGCGACCACGGACGTCAAGCCGCAAACCGACCTTCGCTACAACGACGCGATAGGAACTGGCGGGAACGCCATCTCCGCGTTCGTCTCGTCGCTCACCACCGAGAGCGCGTCGCTCCTCCGCGACTACGTGACGAACAAGAAGAGTGGCAAGATCACAGTCACCAAGAAAGACGGCACGACCGAGACGCTTGACTGCGGCAGCGGCACCTGCACGACAACGGGAGGACTGAAGATCAACGCATCGAACTGCACGAACTGCGAGGTCAAGCAGTAGCGGACTCTTCCGCAATGCGGGTTTTTACTCCTTTTGTTACCCATTGCGGACTAGGCCCAAGGTACAACTACCGCCTTCATTGATCGGAGACTCCCGCGCCGAGAGAGGCCGAAACAGGGAGACTTGAAGCAACAGGACGGAGGGCAACAGAAGATGGACTTCAACAAACTGCACAACGCGATTGCATGGTCGCAGAAAACGCTTGAGCGTCCGCGCAAGGAACGCAAGGAGGCGGTGCGCCAGTATGTGGGCTTCCACTATGCCGACAAGGGGACCAAGGAGAAGAACCCCGTGAACCTAGTCGAGCTGGCCGCGACGATCTACCTGCGGCACCTCGCCGCCCGCGTCCCCAAGTGCATCGTCCGCACGGACGTTCCCGATCTGCGTCCGTTCGCCGCCGACATGGAGATCGCGCTCAACCAGATTCCGGGAGAGATCAACCTCGCGTCCACGCTTCGCCGCGTAGTCTCCGAAGCCCTCTTCTCCATCGGCATCGTGAAGGTGGGGCTTGGCTCCACGAACGAGAACGCGAAGATCGGCGACGAGCCGTTCGTCTCCATCGTGCAGCTGGACGACTACTTCTGCGACATGTCGGCGCGCTCCTGGGAGGAGGTGCAGTACGAGGGCAACGACTACTGGATGGACGCGGAGCAGGTCAAGGCCATGTACGGCAAGGAGCTGCAAGGGGACGATGACAACGGCGTCTCGGCGGACGGACAGTCGCACGTGCATACGGTGTCCGTGGACGAAAGCTCCGTCCCCTATTCGCCGCGTGTCCTCCTCCGCGACGTGTACCTCGTCCGCGAGAACCGCATGGTGACATACGCGGTGGAGACGCAGCAGATTCTCCGCGACGTGCCGTGGGACGGTCCCGAAGGGACGCCGTACATCAAACTGTGGTTCTCCGACGTTCCCGGAAACCTCATGCCCCTGCCGCCGGTGGCGGTATGGCGCGACCTCAACGAACTCGCCAACAAGCTCTTCCGCAAGCTGGCCAAGCAGACGATGGGGCGCAAGAGCGTGGCCGCGTTCCAGGGCGGCAACGAAGACGCGATCACGCGCCTCAAGATGGCGCAGGACGGCGAGGCCATCCGCTACGACGGCGCGTCCCCGGAGCAGATCACCATCGGCGGCACCGACCAGGGCGGCGTGGCGTTCTTCCTCCAGACGTGGGACCGCTTCAACCTCGTTGCCGGAAACATCGACTCGCTCGGCGGTCTTTCCCCGCAGGCGGACACCGCCGCGCAGGAGAAGCTGATCTCCGAGTCCTCGTCCGTTCGCCTTCACGCGATGGCGGACGCCACGGTAGAGTTTGCCAAGGCTATCTTCAAGCGGCTCGCGTGGTACATGTGGACGGATCCCGTGCGCGAGCGCACGCTCGTGAAGACCGCCACGGGCCGCCCGGACTCGCGCCTCGCCATCACGAAGAAGTGGACGCCAGAGACGCGCGACGGGGACTTCCTCGATTACAACTTCGAGATAGACGTGTTCTCTATGCAGGATGATTCGCCCGCGACGCGCGTGCAGAAGTTCCTCACGGCCTACGAGCGGGTGATCCTGCCGATGCTTCCGCAACTCCAGGAGCAGGGCGCGCAGATCGACCTCCGCGCCGTGCTGGAATGGGTGGGCGAGAACTCCAACCTCAACGAGCTTGCCGATTTCGTCATGTTCCCCAACCAGCCTACGGAGCGCCGCCAGCCGTCCGGCGGAAGCCCGACGCCGCAGTACGTCTCGACGAAGGCGCCGGTGACGCACCGCACATACGAGCGCGTCAACCGTCCGGGCGCGACGCGGCAGGGGCGCGACGCTGCGCTCATGCAGACTCTTCTGGGCGGCAACCCGCAGCAGGCGGAGAAGGCCGCGCTTTCCGCATCCCGTTCAATCTCATAGGAGTTTTGCCCTTATGCCAATGTACTGCTATCGCAACGGACGAAACGTAATCGAGCGCTGGTTCCCCGCGAGCCATCATCCGAAGGAGATCCTTCATAACGGCAAGACGTATCGGCGCGACTTCGCCGCCGAGGGCGTGGGCGTGCCCGCCACGAAGGGATGGCCCATCGAGTGCGTTGCGTCCGGCGTTGCCCCTTCGCAGGCGCAGGAGCTGCGCGACTTCTACCGCAAGCACGGAGTCCCGACCGAAGTGACGGCGGACGGCAACCCCATCTACCGCAACGCGGCGCACCGGCGCAAGGCGCTGAAGGTGCGCGGAATGCACGACAAGGCGTCTTACCTTTGACAAACCCCAAAAGCGCAATGCGCAGAAAGTAGCAGAAATGAGCAAAAACGAAACGCCGCCCGTTTCCGAGGAAAATACTTCCACGGAAAATGGTAATATCCCCATGTCCGACCTCCACAAGGAGATCGAGCAGGCTATGGACGCAGACGAGGACAAGGCTCCCGCCCCGGCTGAAGTTTCGCCGGAGGACGAGAACAAGCCCGCCGCCACGGAAGGCGACGGGGAGGAAACCGTTGCGCTGGAGGCGGAGACGCCGAAGGACGATGGAGGCATCCCCGACGAGCTGGTGGAGCGCGCGGTGAAGGCAGGCATCTCGCTTGCCGACACGCGCACGTTCACCGACCCGAAGGTGCTGGAACGCACCATCGCGCTCGTGGAGAAGTCCGCGCCCAAGCCCGACACCACTACCGATGACGGCGACAAGGGAGGCGGCGACGAGTTTTCCGCAGACAACCTTCCAGCCGAGCTTTCCGCAGACGAGTATGACGAAGGCCTCGTCAGGTCGTTCAACGGGATGCGGAGCCTCCTCATCGAGCAGGGCAAGCTGATCGCGAAGTTCGCCAAGGAATGGGATTCCTCCAAGGCGGAGCGCGAGGCCGAGGCCGCTGCAAAGGCCAAGGAAGAAGCCGAGGCCAAGAAGAAAGCCGCGCTCGAAAAGCGCAAGGGGCTGGCGCTCGCGAAGCCGGGTGGCGAAAGCGGCGCGATACCGAAAAAGAACATCGGCGTTGGCGACGGCGAGTATGCCGACATCATCGCCGGACTCGAAAGCAAAGGAATCATCTGATGAGTGTATCAATCTCTTACAAGGCCGGGACGCTCGCCAACGTGGCGACGCCAGTCGGGGCCACCATCGACGACTTCGTGAAGGCGACGATGGAACTCATGATCGCGAAGGGCAAGTTCACCAACCTGCTCTCCGACCTCAACGACTACGTTGCGGTGCGCGAACTCATGGGCAAGCACAAGAAGCTCTACGAGGGCGAGGAGTGGACGTTCAACGTGGCGGTGGCCGCGAACAACACGGGCAACGGCACGGCGAAGTTCACCAAGCTCTTCGACACCGACACCTCCGCCCGCGTGGACGTGCTGCTGAAAGGCAAGGTCGTGCCGAAGTTCGTGACGGCCTCGTACTCCTACGACCTTCGCGAGAAGGCCCTGAACAGCGGCTCCGCCGTGCAGCGCATCGACTTCATCAAGGAGCAGATGACGCTGATGTACCAGTCGTTCTACAACCTGATGGAGACGACCTTCTGGGGCAAGCGCCCGCACAAGGCCGACGACGTGACGCCCGACGGCATCGCCTACTGGGTGACGCGCCAGTCTAACTCCGATGCGTCCAGCCACGCGACGGGCGGATTCGACGGCAAGGACCCGTCGATGGCGACGAGCGCGAGCGTCAGCACCCTCGTCACGGAGGCGCGCGCTGGCATCTCGTCCACGTCCTACGCCCGCTGGGCGAACTGGGCGGCGCAGTACGCGGCGGTGACGCCCGCCGACCTCGTGAAGAAGATGCGCATCGCTTCGCGCAAGATCGACTTCAAGAGTCCGCTGAACGTGGCGGAGCCGAAGCTCGGCACGGGGCGCGGCATCTACACGACCACGGACGTGGTTGTGGCGATGGAGGAAATCCTCGAAGCGCAGAACATGAACCTTGGCAACGACCTCGCGTCGAAGGACGGGAAGACGCTGTTCAAGGGCAATCCGGTGTACAACGTGCCGCTGCTCGACAGCGACTCGGAAGCGCCGGTGTACATGCTCGACTGGAGCACGCTCGGCATGGGCGTCCTCTCCGGGTGGGACAAGCGCATCTCGGAGCCGAAGGAGGACGCCGACCGCCACAACGTGCGCAACGTGTTCCTCGACGCCTCGATGGCGTTCGTCTGCACGAACCTCCGCAACCAGGCGGTCATCTCCAAGGCGGCATCGTAAGCAATGGCGGCGGCGTTCTTCAGAAGCGGCGCATGGAGCGTCCCGGCGGGGGTGGCGGAAGTCACCCTCACGGGACTCGAACTCCCCTTCACGCCAGCAAGCGTGATCGTGGGCTTGCGCCAGCCGAACGGCGACGCGGACATCATCGCCGCACACGTCACGGGAACGCCGACCGCCGACGGCTTCACCGCCATACTCTCCGCGCCTACGCCGTCCACGGGCTACATGCTCGACTGGACGGCGTTCTGCGCGGAGCTTTCAATCGTTTCGGGCGACACGCTTGCCGTATCGTATGACGACCTGTTCAAGGCCGTGTCGGACTACCTAGGGTACGGCACGGGCACGTTGGACGAGGCGCGCACCGCAGAGGTGGACACATGTGTGCAGGCGGGCGTCCGGCAATTCTACTGGCCTCCTGCCGTGGACGGCACGGGCGCGTCGCACGACTGGTCGTTCCTGAAGGTGCAAGGCTCGTTGCAGCTCACGGCCGGAGAATCTGTCTACAACCTGCCCGACGGGTTCGGGCGCATCTACGGGCAGCTCAAGTGGCCTGCCGCGTTGCACCGCCCTTCCATCCCCGTCATCCCCATCGGCCAGCTTCGCGCTTGCGAGGCCGCCCGCTGGCCGCACTTCGCCGCCGTCACGTGGCGTAACGCCTACGGCGCGAAAGGCCAGCTAAAGCAGATCCATTTCGATTCGCCCCCGTCCGAGAACGCCGTTTTGTCCTTTTCGGCGGAAGCAGACACGGGGCCTTTATCTTCAGACGGACGCCCTTACCCGCTGGGCGGCGCGATGCACTCCGAGCTTGTGCTTGAGAGCTGTCTCGCCATCGCCGAGCAGCGGCGCAACGACGAGCAGGGCATCCACACGCAGAACTTCACGCAGATGCTCGCCGCCGCGATCTCAAGGGACAGGCGCGAGGGACCGCAGAACTACGGCCTCATGCGGCATCCGTCAGACATTCTACCCGACTGGTAGGGAAAGGAAAACCAACATGGCAAACATCAACAAAGACGTGCTTCGCGTCATCAAGTCCTACATCGACGAGGCCCTTGCAGAGACAGAGGCATCCGCCGAGGCGAAGACCGGCGAGATTTACAAGGGCAAGGGCGACGACCTGCCGACGAGCGCGGACTTCGTTGGCCAGCTCTTCATCAAGACCGGCTCGACGAATCCCGGACTGTACGTCTCCACGGGCACGACGACGCCCGGCTGGAAGACCGTCACGCACGCGAGCTAAGGAGCGCCGACGATGTTCACCGACGCACAGCTCCGCACGGCGGCGAACAAGACCGCGTGGAAGACAACCTCCATGCGCGGCTTCGCCTTCAAGACCGTGCTTGACGCCGCGACCTACGGCGACGGCGCGTACACGCTCACGTTCCGCGAGGGCGCGAACGACACCAGCGGCTCCACGCCCGTTCCCGTGGACTACACGTTCTACTTCAACGTGGACCCCACCAAGAGCGAAGCCGCCGCCGCAGTCTCGGACGCCGACGACCTCGTGCTGGACACGGAACTTCTCGGCCACATCCTGAAGTCCTCGTGGATGCAGGGCACGTATGACGACTTCGAGGCCGCGCGCGGCGGAACAGGGAAATGGTAGCGCATGAGGACAACGGCCAAGCAGATCGTGTGGCCCGTGCGCGGCGTCGAGGAGGTTTCCGCCTACCATGACGCCGCGCCGGACGTCGCCCGCACCTACGCGGCCCCGTTCTCGCTGAACGTCTGCACGCGCGGTCCCATCGAGCAGCGCGAGCGCGGCGGTTCCCGTCCGGGGCTTTCCGCCGTCGCGCAAGGCACGTTCGTCCGCGACTTCCATCCGTCCGTCTCGATCCCTGCGGTTCTCAAGGGCGACGCCCCTACGGCGACCGTCACGGCCAAGTACCGCGACCGCATCTTCGCATCGTCAGGCTCCGAGTGGTTCTGCTCGCGCATGGGCAACCATGCCGACTGGGACTACGGCGCGGACATGGGCGACACCACCCGCGCCATCGAGGGCAACCTTGCGTTCGCGGGAGATCGCGGAGAGGCCATCACCGCCATCATGCCGGTAGACGACGGCACGCTCTACATCGCAACCGAACACACGCTCTGGCGGTTGAAGGGCGATCCTTCCGTGGGCGAGATGCACCTCGTTTCCCGCGAGTACGGCGTCGTCGGCCCCAAGGCGTGGTGTACGGCAAACCAGCGGCTCTTCTTCGTCTCGCACCGAGGCTTCGTGTCGCTCACATACGGAGAGATGCCGCGCTACGATTCCGGCGGCATTCCGTCCTTCCCCACGGACGCGGGCACCATCCTCGGCTTCGACGCCAAGGAGAACTGCGTCTATGCGTTTTCGGAAGGCGGCGCGTATCTGATAGAGGCCGGAATGGGAACCACGAACCCCGCGTTCTGGCCCATGTTCATGTCGATGCCAGACGCCGTGGGCTCGGCGGACGGCGCGATTGCGCTCAAGTACGGCGACGCCTGGATGCGCTTCGACGACTCGGTGCCGTGCGAATCCGCGTCCCGAATCGCGTTCGGCCCGTTCCGCATTTCCGCGTCAGACGATACCGACGGCTTCCTCGCGGAACTGCACCTCACGCTCGCGGAGCAGTCCGCGAACATGACCGCATCGTGCTACATGGCACATTCCGCCGAGCGCGCAGTCAAGCTCGCCAAGGCTGGCACGGGCGGGCTTTCGTTTGACTTCGCCGCAGGGTGGAACCCGGTGTGGCGTCCACGCCTGCGCGGCGCGTGGTGCGTCCTCGTCCTCGAATGCGACGCTGGCGGCAAATGGGCGTTCGAGGCCGTCCGCGCGATCTGCCGCCACACAGGGAGGTTGAGGCCATGAGCATTCCTTCGCAGAACATCGCCACGATAACGGATTTCGCGACAGGCATCAAGAGCCGTCCGCCCGTCGCGCAGCAGCAGATGGACACGACGGCGTGGTTCGTTACCGAGACGATGGAGGTCAAGGTCGGAGAGACTGTCGGGCGTCCTTCAAGGGAGGTCCAGCTTTCGCGCGACTTCGTGACGTACCTCCTCGCCAACGGCTGGTACATCAGCGCGTTCACCGAGGGCGAGGAAGGCGGCGAGTGGAAGTCCGTATCCACCGCGCAGGCCACCAACTCCAGCGGCTCCGTCTCGACCGGCTGGAGCAAGGGGAAGTCTACTCCGAGCGGCGAGAAGGAAATCTACATAAACGAGATCGAGGGCGGTGCGCAGGGGCATACTGACATGCGCATCGTGCAGACGCCGAGCGAGAGCGACATACAAAGCAACTCCTCCTCTTCTGTCTCCGGCGCGTCCACGACCACCACCGATAGCGCGGGCTCTCCATACTGGTACGCATACAACACGGTGCGCCTCACGCGCCGCCGCATGCAGGCCGAGCGCGTCCTGCGCGACATGGTTGCATCGTTCACCGACGCCTACAACGAAGGCCGCGAGATGAACAACGAGCGGTACGACGAGCTTGTCGCCTGCTACCTGCTCATGCTTCAGCAGACGAAGGACAAGACCGACGCATTCGCAGACCTCGACACCTCCGACTTCAAGCCTCTCGCCGACCAGGTGACGGACGCGATCAAGCAGGCGATGCAGGAGTACAAGGACTCCGTGGGCGACCTCCCGGAAGACTGGATGCAGAGCCGCATCGCCGAGATCAACCGCAAGTTCGACGCGCTCCTCGCCGAGGCCATGCAGAAGATGGTGGACGCGGGGACCTACAACTCCACCGTCTGGCCCACTACCGCCGCAGGCATAGAGCGCAACCGCCAGGACGCGCTCAACGCCTTGAAGGACGACATGGTGACGCTCAAGGTGGACGTGATGGGCAGGATCGCGACCATGACCGCCGACGTGGGGCAGAAGCTCCTCGACTGCGGCATCCGCATCATCGAGGCGCGCCAGAAGCTCCTCATCGGCCCCATCGAGCTTTACAACACGGTCGTCAAGTGGATGCTCGACTTCATGGAGCGCCGCGACGACGACTACCCTTCCCTCGAATCGCTCGTCACCGTGGCCGACAAGCTCGGCTACGCGGACGGCGCAACCTCTTCGGGAGCGTAGCCCATGGGAATCCATGCCGGAGGTTGCATATACGTCGGCAAGGACGGCAAGCGGCGGCAGATCGACCTATCCGCCGCCGCCTCGTCTCCCGACGGCTTCCGTTCGCTCATGGATTCCCTCTCGCAGTACGGGACTTCCCGTCCGCGCCGCAACGCGCCGGTCGTGCCGCCGTTGCCGATGTCGGGAAGCACTGCGCAGAACGAGAAATCGCGCGAACGCCAGCCGATGCCAGGCTCAGCCATCGTGGACACCCGCAACGGGCTTGCCCTTCGCGGCGAGGAGGACAATCCTCTCGTGGAAGGCAAGAAGGTCTACGGCTCCGTTGACGGGCGCAAGGGCTACCATACCCTCGACGAGCTAGATCCGGTTGCGCAAGGTGGAATCCGCATCGGGGCGGCGGCGCACCAGGAATCTGACGTTGCAGCCGAATCTCCAAACACCGACCAAATACACGGATTCGATGGAAGGCCGTACAGGTACTCTTTCGTCAGTCGCCTTGCCGTTACGGGAGCGGACGAGGGAATTGTGAATGTGTTTGCGTTCGAGCGCGAGGAGTCATTATCGCCTGGACGGCGCGTTGGCGGCATATCTCCAGAGACGCAAATCCCGCTTTTCAGCTTTCCGATTCCGAGTGAAGGCAAAAGGCCCGACAGGATGCCGTTCGACATCGAGAAGAGCGATGACGGACAGAGAAAGATCGTCCGCGCCGTGTTCTACTACGGCGGCAAGGAGCGCACCGTCGAGGACACGAACATAACCCCCACGGGCTCCGTGTGGCTTCTCATGGAGGAGAGCGAGGACGAGGGGAGCGAGGACGCGGAGCCGACGTTCTCCATCACGCAGAACGAGCCAGGAGAGGACGCCAAGGCGATACGCCTCTACGACTTCGACGACGAGGGCAACGTGTCCGTAGACTATCGCACGGCATTCGTCGCGTTCGGGGACAAGCCCGAAGAAGGCGGCGTGACCTCCCTCAACGAGATGGACGGCGACATCGAGATCGTGGCAGGCGACGGCTCTGTGGAGGTTGACGAGAAGCCCATCAGGGTTGTCGTCGAGAAGAAGGAAGGCGAAGGCGGCAAGAAGATCGTGATTTCCCTTTCCGACGAGGAAGACGAAGAGGAAGAAGAGGAGAAAGAAAAAGAGGAGCATTGCAACCATCCCGGAACCGAGGAGGCCGGTGGCGTCCCGGCGGAGGGCGGCGGCTTTGGGCCGGGCATCGGAATAGACGGAGGTGTCCCCGCAGAGGGCGGCACGGTGCATCCCGGCGTCTCCTGCAACTGCGATTGAAGAAAGGAACTGAAAGATGAGTGGACCGTTTACGTACAAGATTAAAGGCGCGCGCTGGCTGCGGAAGTATACAGCGCCGTCCGCGTCGCCCGTCTATGCGGCGGCGAGCGACGCGCAGAACATCGCCGACACCCTTTGCGACGTGCCGTGGACGCGCGCGGACAGCGACGGCCCCGCGATGTTTCCGCAGCATGACGCAAAGGCGCTGGACGCCAACCCCGGCAACCGCGACCTGTTCGACGCGGCGGCGTTCTGCGCGGAGCATGTAAACGGCGCGCACAAGGTGTACGCCAACGCCGCGTTCTACCTTTTCGCCCTGCCTTCCGCCGCGCAGGGCAAGACGCTCTCGTCTGTCAAGGTCCACCTTGCGAGCGACCCGTACAACGAGTTTGGTGCGCGCGTGGCCGTCCACCTGCTTTCGTCGCCCGGATTGCCGACGGACTGCGGCACCGTGCGGACGGGCGTCGCGCATGCGGACGGGCAGATGCCGCGCACCGTGCAGACCGTAGATGGCGTAGCGTACTGGTACGGCGCGAGCGGAGACGTGACGGTCGCCCTTCCGCAGAACTCCGTCACGACGGCCTATCTCGGCGTGTTCGTGGGGCTGGAAAACTATGCCCGTGCGCGCGGCGACTGGATCGAGGGCGCAAGCTACATCCGCAACTCCGTAGAGATAGCGACCGCCGACAAGATCACGGGATGGACATCCGGCTCTACCGAGACGATAGACTGCTCGGACAAGGGCCCCGCCGTCCTCCTCGCTGGCGGATCGTCGCCCACGTGGCTCCAGCCGCTGCCGACCGTCAACGTCACGGACGAGCCGCCCGACCTGCCGGAGGACGCGGAATTGGTCGAAACATTCTTCACCGGCATGCAGACGACCAGGGCGGCGCGGACGTATGTGAAGAACACCACCCTGGGAGGAAGGACTATCTCCGGAAACCTGGTCATCACAATGTCCGGGCTGACGCCACAAAGTGTCTCCTGGGGCGGCTATCCACTTACGTGTGATGCCCCGGCGACCCGGCAGTACTGGAGCAGGAGCGGGCCATACGCGGGCGGCGGAGGAGATACGGGCACGCTTTACATCACCGTCCACTGTTGGGCGACGTCCGTCTCCGGCTCTCTCGGGACTGCGCGGCTGCACTTTGAGGCGAGATTGAGGTATACTGGCGCGTACGACGACGATGGCACAACCCATAGCAACGACGATTCGAAGTTGAATATCTATCAGGCGTTCGACGTTGACAACTATTATGTCATGCTTCGGCTATTGGGTGGAGTCCCTTCGGCCGCTGATCTGTGCGACGCGCCGGACGAGAGCGGGCGGCGCAACCTGGAGGCGACGATAACCGGCGACGCCTCGCCGTGGACGGTGACGGTGGACGGGACGGCGTACACCGTCACGAAGAGCGGGCAGACGGTGACGATGAAGCAAGGCACGACCACCCTCGGCACGTGGCAGTCCGCCTACTCCGGCACGGTGTCGTTCTTCGACGCATCCGTCGCGCTGCGTCTTCCCGGCGAGACGGCGAACGCCGCCGTGCGCAACTACGGCCTCGCGGCGGCCGTGGGCGACTTCACCCACGCCGTCGCCACGTTCGAGGCCGGGACGCAGCCGCCGGACGGCGAGCTGCTGGGCCGCCTCGCGCGCATGAGCCGCGCGACGACCGGCGAGATGCTCTACCTCCATCCCGAGAGCGGCGCGCTCGCGGACGAGCTGGACGTGCTGCGCCCCGTGCCGCGCTTCTGGCGCGCGGCGTCGGACCCGACCGGGCAGACGGCTTGCCAGCCCGGCCTCTCCGTGTGGTACCGCAGGCCCGCCGCGTCTGCCGCCGCCGTTGCCTTCGCCTACCG